CCCCAGTTGAATCTACATATGCTGTATGTGCTCCAGAGTAATAAGGTATAAAACCAGTTGATGTAGTATCTAATATTGTAACTCTAGGCATTTTAATTTATCGTAAAGTTTTCTAGGAAAGATTTGTCATGTGTTAAGCCCTCTTCAGGAACTAAGAACTCATTGAGAACTGCAAAGGCAGAATCATAGTAAGCGTTCAAAACTGACAAATTATCAGCGCCAGCTCCTAAAGCTTTAACTCTTAAAGAGTAAGTCCCGACCTCCTCACTTAAACCGCTAAAAACAGTAAAAGTATTTTGTGTTCTTGCGAAAGTTGGAAAATTATTTTGTAAAAGTATTGCTTGATACCCAGTAGCATTTGATCCATTTGGATCTGTCCAGCTACCACTTATGAAAAATTCCCCAACTTCAGGTACATCGCCCGTAGTAAGCGTTAAGCTTGTTACTGGCGATAGGTTGTGATATGTTAATTGATTTATTTGTGATGAGGCATTTTGATAACTAAAAGTATTTGATAATGTTGTGATACTTTTATCGCTTTCTATAAGGTCATATTTACCAGATTCGTAAAGGCTGGCGACCGTCGCAAATTCATTAGTGTTTACCTCTGCTATCTCTAAAACTTTAAATGTAATTGGTGATGCCCCACTTTTTTGAAAACTGCAAGGGCTGCCAACTTTAATATTTTGTAATAAACCAGTCTTAGAAGCTTCAATACCAGAAACTAGAGTTCCATAAGCTTGATTTACTGTGCTACCTGTAATTGTTACAACATCTATTTGGCTAGGTGAGTTTACGTCAATTTCAGATTCTAATATTCCATTTGTAAAGCTTTCATTACTAAAATCTCCAGAAAAAGTACCCTGTAAATTAAAAGTATTAGAACCTCTATTATTAGAAGTCGATGTATTGTAATTTTTTAAATCACCAGTGGCAAAGTTTTGCAGTTTAGTGTTTTGGCCTATTGTTATGTTTGCGCTTATAAATTTAGCAAAGTCGTTATCTCTTTCGAAGCTGTTACCAGTTGCAAAAACCCAACCAGTTAATGTGTTATCAAAATATAAAATATTAGAACCAGTTCCAGTGTAAGTTGCATACTCTTCAAATCCACCCTCAGTTCCTGTATAACCTTGTCTGTATCCAGAAAAGTCATAATCGCCTGTAAAGTTAGCTGTCCATACAGCAGTTGAACTTGAACTAGCTAAATTTCCACTAATATTGAAAGTAGATTTTGCTCTTTCTCTATTTTTCTGGGATATCGTATTAAGATCTGAAATATTATCAATCCCAGTGGGATTAAATAATGTTAAGCGGCCACTCATTTGAGTGTTATCAAAAAAATTACTAATCCTAATTTCTTGTTTATCCGCGTCTACAGCTAAAACTCTACCAAAGTTTATGAGGTTTGATTTTAGCTCGTCTTGAACTTCTATCACATCTCCAGGTCTATATAACAAGCTTTGCAACCCAGCTTGAAATGCAATTGTTTGATTCTCATTTACTTTGTGAAATAACATATGCGAGGCGGCTCTCCTAGCCATTCCTCTTGAAGTCATACCTACTCCTTGAATTCTAGTTTTGAATACGCCTCTCCTCCTTATATCCTCCTCGTCCTCTACAGTTTCTATTTTTGGTAGAAAATTATCAAATCTATCATTGTATGTAATTTCTACAGTATTGAAAATTTCGTCTCTCCTATTATTAGAGTAGTTAAACATTCCTCCTTTTACTGATTCATTTGTAATCAAGCAAATAGGAGATCTAGGTCTATCATCTACAAAATTTATTTGGTTATCACCAAAAAATATACTACCTCTAAAAAGTGCCGCAATTTGATAAACTGCATCATAAATCTTTTCATTATTGTTAAACATTATGTTGCAAGCGAATCTAGGCTCAAGTCCACCTTGACCATCTGATACGCCAACAAAAGCTCCATCATCATTTACTGCGTCGCAAAATCTACCAATTTTATATAGCTCCCAGATATTTATAGTGTTTTCATTTACATGTTCACCTAAACCATATCTTTTATTTGTGAGCAGATCATAAAGGATCCAAGCTGGATTGTCGCTCCATTTTAAATCGTCATGAAAAGTTCCATCCCAATCTCCATCATAAACTATTTTATCATTGTCTGAGGTGTTACTAAAATCATCTACAGATGTATAATATCTTTTATCTTGTCCGTTTACTTTTGTGGGATGATAATTACTTGGTATTTTTATTAATTTTAATTTACAATCAAAATTTCTATTAGGAACTCCATCTATAGATCTAGAATCAAGTTTAGTACCTATTATAGCTGAAAAAGGGTAACTTAAATTAACAGGTATTATTTCAGTAACTTTTGATAAAGATACACTTCTAGTTAATAAAACAGAGCTTGTCTCACATGATATTTTTTCAACTTCTACATATCTATGAGGAACCTCTTCATTGCCTTCACCTACTCCAGCAGCTCCAACTCTAATAGCTGGAGGTAACTTAATCGGTGTATTTATTTTACTATCTGAGGAAGAACTTCTAAAAGATCCTAACTTAACCCAAGGGAAATCAGTTGGAGAATTTTCAGGATTACCCAAATCAACTAAAACACTTGAGTTCACTAAAGCAACAAAATGATAATCCCTTATTTCACCATTTTGTGTTTTTTTATTTGTTTTAGGATCTATTAATCCAGTGCTTACACGAACTTCAAGTAGAGCTGGGTAATTTACACCAGCTCCTAACTTCCTAGCGGCTTCTTCCTCTTCATTAGCTAAAACAGATGGTTTTATTTCAGTGTGTAAAGTATCTCTTAGTTCTTGTATATCTAAAGTTACAAATACTTCTTCTATATTAGGATTGTAAACAGTGTGCGTTACTGGGGATGACAACTCATCAAAGTTAGGGTTTAATCCATCAGCCCAATCAGAATAATTTAAAAAATTAGTTCTAGTATTTGCATCAAAACCATCTGCTGGTAATGCCTTGCCTGTCCTTAAGTCAGTGCTTCCTTCTATTCCTTCTTCAGAAATAGTAGTGTTAAAATCGAATTCTGATAATGATTTAGTATCAGACACAATTCTTTGAACTTTAAATTCTGGATTTACTCTGTAAGGGCCATAAAGAAAACTGCCATAAGGTTTATCAATATAAATTTTATTGAAAAATTTAAAAGGGTCTTGATTTTCAGTACCTAATTTTAATTCTGCTAGAACATTAGAATAATTAAACTTTTGATTTAATTTAATAGGCTCTACAAATGAAATAGAATTAGTTTGCTTATACTGTAAACTAGATAGTTGGTTTATAATACTAACTAAACTGTTTTGTATTCCTCTTTTTTGCGTTCTAAAAGCATATTTACCACCATAACCGCGATTTTTTAAAGTCGAAGATTTTTCAGATTGAGCTTTAATAGCTATCAAATAAAAGCCATGAACTTTTTGTTGTAAATTTCCATTTAAAGCTACTTCTGGAACTAAAAAATCAAACAGTTCTAATCCATCATTAGTATTAGCAAGCGCTTGTAAATCGTCCCCTAAAGCAGTTTGAAAAGCGAAAGAATAATCAACAACCGATTTGTAAGGAAATCCATCTACATCTTTTGTAGGTCCATCTGGATTTAAAATATTAAAGTTTAAACCAGCTTGAGTTTCTAAAGGTCTATATATTAGGAATATTTCTTTATCTAAATTATTTAAAAATTTTGTAAAGGCTTCTTTCCAATCCTCGTTTAATTTTGAATTTATTATTGTATTGCCATCAGACTTTTCGATAAAATCTCCAAGATTATTAAGAGCTTTATTTACTAAATCTATTTGATATAAATTATCATTAGCATCATTACCCCTAGATGCTTCTTTTAAAGATACTAAATCTAAAAATTCAGAACTTAGTATCTGCGATAGCATTGAAGATGATGACTTTGCACCTTTGCCAAAATATTGCATATCAGCAGCCTCTTCACCATTAAAGAAAAGGCTGTTTTTATCATTACCAAAAGCAAATAAAGATTTGTAATTTGTTGGAATGGCATCATCAGTTACATCATAAACAAAAATATCTTTAACTTTAAAAGTATTTGAAGCGCTTTGAGTTTGAAGGAATAGCTTATTGCCGTCATTTCCTAAAAACGTAAAGCTGAATGTCCCATTCGCTGAAACATTTGTGAAGCCTTCACTTGAAGCATTAAAAGGAAAACGTACTTTTATACTCCCCTCTACATAATCAAATACAGTAAACTCGACTCTGTACGTTTTAGTTGAATTACCCACTATATCAGCAGTGACATCTTGAATGTATTGGTTTATACCCGCTCCATTAAATGTATAAATGCCATCAGCTAAACTTATAGTTGATGAATCACTTATATTAGCAGTTGTGTTAATAACTGATATATTAGTTAAATCTGAATATATTAAATAATCTTTAATTTCAGCTTTAGTAACAAGCCCTATGTTTTGATCTCTTTCTAAAACACTTTTAACACCAGATTGGTTTACTAGTTTTACATCTGCTGGTATTTTATTAAAATCTGTTGGCTCACTACCATCCTCTGGACCCATAAAAAGACCAAATTTTGGAAAATCATTTTTTACACTAACTAATGTTCCTTTTAATGTTCCCGCAGTTTCTTCATCTTCGTCTTGTTTATAAATTACGCCTCCATATATAAATCCGTTAGGCGCAGAAGAATTTGTATTAAAAGTATGAACACTATCATCTCCAACACCATAAAAAGACCAGTTAGGAGCTACTAAACCTGCTTTGCCAGTAAAGTTTGTGAGTTGACCACTTGGCTCTGCTACTAAATCATCAGGATTAGAATCGGTAAGATGTTGAAAAAAATCAGTTATAGTAATATCTCCAGTTATATTAGCTTGTGTTGGGCTACTGTCTGCTATATTAATTTTAGATGAATCGCCCTTCAGACTTACTTGAACTGGTGACTGATTTAAGTAAATCCCTTGCAACAAATCTGGGCCATTTACAACTTCACCATTTTTATTCACTAAACCTTGTATTGGTCCATCACTTATCAAATCTAAAGTTTCTAAAAAACTATATGATGCACCATATTGCATCTCTCCAAGCTTGGGAGGTCTAAAAACTGGTCCACCACCCCCACCTCCAGCGCCAGCCTTATTTCTTGCGGCATCTTCATAGCCAGGAATATTTTTTCCAGCTCCAGCAAATTTTGTTTTTTTATGTATATGTTTCATTATAATACAAAAGAATTTGCTGTTATTGGAGCATCTATATTTGTGCTTTTTGATATAAAAGTATTAGACTGTAAAGCTTTGTCGTCAGGCACTATCAAAGGAAATGATTTAATACATGATTGAACAACCGCTGAACCAACTTTTAATCTGCCATAACCAATAGGCAAAAAAGATCCTTGTTGGGCTAAATTCGTTTTCGAAGAAAATATATAAGATTGAGTTCGAGCGTTTGCTGTGGCAGAAATTTCTTGTTGAGCTGGCAAACCTAAATCTGGTTTTGGGGCAAGCAAAGCCCCTATAGCAGCTAAACCTACAGATGTCGCAATACTTCCAAAAACACTAGCTCCTTTTGCAGCTGCACCTGCTGTACCTG